CCCCCTTAAAATGAACAGGTGCAGCAGACCATACCCTAGTCATTAGCAAACCGCAATACTCACAGGTAGGGGTTTTAATTTCAGCAGTAATTGATATCTCAATGTGCCTACGATTAGAACAGAACTCACAATAGAACTCATGGGTTGGCATTTCTCTCACAATCTTTTACACATATCCACACTAACTCATTGTATGAATAACCTATAGCTTTGCGTACTTCTTTGCGACAAGAAGAATGGTGCGAGGGAATTGATAATATACATCCACAATAATATGTGGGTTCATTATGTCTTTCGCACCAGGTCTGTGACTCGGTCATTCTTCTACCACTACATCATGCCAGTATTCTGGATACTCTTTGGGATTTACATAGATTACTAGGTCACGTTCTTTGGTATCCCATCTAACGTGAAACTGTGGAACCATAAAGCCAAGTATCTTAGCGGGGATAATAAGCAATCCATCTGCAAATCTAAAACAAATCCTATGAAAGATTTCATCACCATCCGTGTATGGTGGGGCTATAAGGGTTTGTTGTAGTTTATTAAATGGAAAGATAGCTGACTTACTGCTGTCAGTCTTTAGCCATTTGATTTCTAAATCACCTATATAGTTTTCTCTACCGCCGTGAGCACGGCGGGTTATATGATAGTCAGTGAAATAAAACTTTGGGGTTGGATAAAAGTTCCAATCAGGATAAAGAAGGTAGAGCGCATTGACTACCTTCTTTTCCTTTTGGCTATCTCCCTGAACCTGACGGATTGGTTCTTGCACTATTTGTCCTTCCAATAGTTTTGGTAGTAAGCCTCATCAAAGGAGAACCGTTTGAAGTGTCTCCCAATAGCTCCGGTATGTACATATAGTGGTACCCCTGCATCCCTCATCAACTTAAAGAAGTTTACATCCTCAGATACAAACTTGTCACCTACTCCAGTCTCGTTAAAAAAGGGAATATTTCCGTGTTTTTTGCGCATTTTTTCTACCACTGACTTGTGCATTAGTAGTAGTCCAAACCCTGCACAACCTACTTGCATTAACTTTTCTTCTTCAGGAAACGGATGAACATAGGAGATGGCGTAATCATCTCCCTCTACCCAGTTAAAGATTGCTGGGTATGGTTTCATCATGGGCTGTTCGTTTTCTTTACTGATGAAGTAAACACCAGAAACAATTGGTCTTTCCTTTGCGTCAGCATTTGACCACAATTTGTATAGTATGTCTGGTGTGAGATGAATGTCTGAATCTATCCATAGTATCCAGTCGTTCTTTGTTTTATCTACCCAATACTCCATTGCGTTCTGACGCTGTCTACCTATCTGGTTTCCCTGAATACGCATAGCATTGTTAATTGGTAGACCAGAGCCAATGATTGTATAGACAAGACCCTCAGTAAACTTGCCATCTGTTAGTCCGTTGTCGCACCAACAAATCATAATATTCTGTGGAAGATTAGGATTCAGACTCTTCGCTAATACCTTCTGCGTTCTCTGTGGTATTGGCTGCTTGGGTTTCTTCGTCATTGCGTGGTCTCCATCCACCTAGGTTTTGGATTAGTGATGCCATTGCTCGTTGAACTTTCATACGAGCACCATCTGGTGTCGTATTAAATACTTTTGCTAGCTTTGTCCACTCTGCCTGTTCATCAGAGAATCTGATGATAAGTACCTTTTGTTTGGTTTCGTTAAGTTTATAAAAAGCAGACGCAATATCTGACCGCAGTGCTAGCCAGTTCATACCATCCGATACGTCACCTTTGCCTGGTTTGTAATTAAGGTCTTTGATTTTGGCTGGCAACTCGTAGGACTCTGTAATGATTGTGGGTAGAAAAGCTTCCACTACCGAGATGTCATAATAGTAAAGGTCAGCCAACTCGTAACCTGCCGTCTTGGCTTTTTCTTTTTCACAATACTTGAGGGCTGCATTTCTAAGTGATTTAGCTATAAGTTTGTCTTGGTCTTTTTGTTCTAGTGCAGACCATTCATCTAGTTTTAAAGCATGGCTAGCAAACCAATACCAAAGTTCTTGTTCAATATCATCTGTTTCACACATTGGATAACGGCGTTGAAACTCTGTGCTAACTTGACGTACTATGTCAATATACTTCTCGTAGTAATCGGACATAGTATTACTTGGTGCCTTCCCATTTGCCGCGTTGTACCAGCAGGGCAATGATGGCGTAGTTTGCTATGTCAACAAAAGAATCCTCTAAGGACTCGTAGTTCGGTTCATTACCTGAATCTAATAAATGATTTATTCTAGCTAACTTGTCATACATTCTGACACGGATACCATTTAGTGGTCCACCTGGAGATAGTGCAATATTGAGTGGACCATAATCTTTATGTTTTTTTAATAATATGTTTTTTAATTCTTTTACTATTGTATCTACATCAGTTGCTAGGTCCAGGTTCCTGGAAATGCTGGACGATTTCTCGTTCATCTAATAGCCCTCTCCACTCTTCTACTAACATCTCTTCAATCAACTCATCGGCTACCCCAACATGGGCTGCATATACTATAGCAGCAAGAGCTGACAAAGACCTGCTGGCTTGGGCTATATCTTCATTGATTAGGCAGTTATTAATATCCTGAAGGGCTGCTGTTAAATTAACTAGATGGTTCTTACTGACTCGTATAGATACATCGTTTTCTGTATGCTTTAGATGTTCCCAAATCTGGTCTAATAAATCAGATACATTCGGCGATTCGCTCATCTATCCATCCCTTTCCTTGTTGTGTAATTAAGCTGTTGACATCCTCACCCTCTGGAAGGGTGATGATTTTAGTGGTTGGTACTTCTCTAGCTATCTTCTTAGCAAATTCTGCACCGGCATTGTCGCCATCGGCCAAGACAATGACGGTCTCATAATCATCTAGAATCTTGGCGTAATGAGGTTTCCAGTTGTTGGCACCTGGTATACCTATAGACGGGTGGACTGTTTTGACTGACATGGTAATGGTGTCTATCTCACCCTCTGTTACGCAAATGTATTTAGAATCCTGGAACAAAGCTGGCGTGTTAAAGATAGTTGTCTTAGCCCCAGACATACCCATGTACTTGGGTTCTTCCCCATTAAGTGCACGAAATCGTATATCTACCACCCCTGACGGGGTGATGTAGGGGATACTAAGTCTGCCTATAAACTGCTCATGCCCTGGTAAAGGGTTATTCACTACCCCTAGAAGAAATCGTCTTGCCTCTTCTACCGACAGACTCCGGGTTGAAAGATACTCTTCTGCCTGCTCTATGTTTTCCAGATACTGCTGAGTTGCCTTCTGGAGATATTGTCTCTGCGTACTTGACAGCCTCACGATAATCACCTCCTCTGTGTTTCATAATCAAATCATATACGTCTCCGCTATAGTCACAAGCAAAGCATTTGAATCTATTCTGCTCGTAGTTTATAGCTGATGAAGCGTGTGAATCAGAATGAAAAGGGCACCGCATCTTCCGCCAGCCATGGCCTTCGGAAGGTAGCGTTGCCCCTACACTCTGTAAAAAAGCAGCAATGCTATGTTTTTCCATACAGCCTCCTTATCAATTCTATCCAAACCGAGACTGGCATTGTGGCATACCAATCGCCGACATTGCCTTTGCCTTTGCGCTTGTGTATGACAACGCCTGTCTCTGCTTTGTCGTTGTTCATTTCTGTTTGCAGTTCTGCTAACCATCCAGATAAATCTAAACGAGCATGGTTTTTAATTTCTATAGTTACGCCTGGTATTCCTGATATGTCGCCTTTGTCTAGTGTGGCACCAGCAAGACGTCTATCTACATAAGGAAACCATTGCTTGAGATAGGCAACAACGTCTCGTTCTGCCTTACTCCCCTTCGCCTTGGCTTTGGAACTCATACTGGTCCTGTCTATAGTCTTTGACAATATCTTCAAGGTACATTTTAGCTGGGTCAAAGTTTAGCATTACATGTGTTTTACCTGTGTGGTCTGCCTTACCATAGCGATTCTTAACTGGAGCCGTGCAAAGATATAATTGTTGGTCTACTTGCATTTGACCCACAGTTAGAATCATGGCAGGAATCTGGTTAACCATGCCTTGGATTGCTGACCTAGACTGACATGGATATCCATCAAATCCTTCCTTAGTATGGTGAAGAACTAACACACAAGCATTGGTATCTCTGGCTAAATACTTTAGCTCTTTCATTGCGGCACGCATACCACTGAACTCTTCGTGTCCATCCATTGCAATATCCATAAGGTTATCCACAACTATAAGTGTTGGAGACCTACCCCATGCTGTTTCAAATGCTGCAACTTCTTCGTCTAAATCTTTGAGAGAAGGGGTTGGCTCAAAAGACCAGAACAAATGATTAGTTTGTTGGAGATATCTTTCTGCCTTGTTTCTGTCTCGTTGTAGCATACGCTCTGCTTCTGCTTGAGTAACATCTGCCGTTAAGGATATTAATCTCATAGCCATTGTGTGTGCATTTGTATCTGCAGAGAAGTAAAGTGTTGGCTGTTTGAGTCTGGCTGCTATGTGCAGGGCAAGTGTTGACTTGCCT